CACAGAGAGGGAGTCAAGCCCCTCAAGGACAGGATTATATTTGACAATGGCACGATCATTCAAGTCCTCACCAGAAACTACACCTCTAATGCTGGCGGTCGCCATGCTCTTGTTGTCTTCGATGAGTTGTGGGGCGGTACTTCTGATGATGACTATCGCAGATATGACGAGATGACTCCCGTCCCTATGATCCCTCATTCTCTGCAGTTGATCACTTCATACGCAGGATTCTATGGGGAGTCTCAACTTCTGTATGATATCTATCTGAACTCGGTAGGTACGGAAGAAATTGAAGAGGGCAAAGGAGAGAAGGTTAAAGAACTTGGGGATCTACCGTGCTACCATAACGGAGATGCCTATTTTGCGTATTGGGATCATGAACCCCGTATGCCTTGGCAGACAGAAGATTACTACCGGAAACAAGCGACTACTCTTCGTGACTCTGCCTATGTACGTTTACATGAGAATCGCTGGGTGACCTCGAACGAGATGTTCTTCCCGATTGAGTGGTGGGACATGTCGATCGATGCATTCACTGAGTATTGTGCTAACTGGCTCGAATCACATGATATGCCAGTTAAAGAACCGCAGTCGGCAGATTACTGGATAGACCATCCCTATCGTAAGAACCCCGTGTATGTCGCCATAGATACGGGGATGAAACACGACTGCACTGCTGTAGTAGGTGTCACCACAGATCCACGAGAGGGGAAAGTAATCATCCTTTTCCATAAGATATGGGTTCCTGTCGAGGGTGAAGTGCTGGATTTGGGTGACACCGTCAAGCCCTATATATTAGGGCAAATGATGAAATACAATATAGTGGATGTGACATGTGACCCTTCGCAGATGTTGCAGACGATGAACGAACTGCAGAACAAGGACAATGTTCCTGTATCTGAATTCACGCAGTCGGAAAGCAACATGATCGGAGCATCACAGGCATTGTTTGATTTACTGCACGACCAAAACCTGTGGTCATATGAGAGTGACGAGTTGAGAGAACACCTTCGCAATTCCATCGCTTTGCACACGAGCAAAGGTTTTCGTATCGTAAAAGATAAATCTAATCGGCGTGTGGCACGTAAAAAAGTTGACGCTGCAATTGCATTGGCTATGGCTGTCTATAAGGCACTTGAAGATATGGACTTCGATGCTGGGGAAGTTATTGAGATTGAATCTCCATACGGAGAATACGCAAGTAAGGTCTCTGTTTCTGACAAGGAAAAGAATATTCCGTGGCAGTTGAGGGATTAATCAGGAGAGTATATGGAACCTAAATCACCAAACCAAATGAAGCAGATGTCCGAAATTATCTATCGGATTAATCAAGCTGAAACGTTCACTCGAGGATGGCACTCTAACATCCGCAGGTGGAGACGCAGATACGACTTCGATCACTACGATACCCGTCCGCAACCCAACGAGAAACGCTATATCGATCCTGTTCTTACAAACGTGGTCGATCTTGCTGTTGGTATCATGCAAGCGAATGAGTGGATCTGGCGGTCGAAAGGGTTACATCCATCTGCAGCAGAACTACAAGGAACCGGAGTTATCGAAAAGGCAATGGCTGCGTTTATCGATATGAACTCGGATCGCTACGAGTACGACCATAAGTATGAAACGAACTTGAATTTTGTCCGTGACGGTGGTGCTTGTATCCTGTCAGTTTGGGATCCTTTCATCCATGAAAACGGATACGAGATTCGGGACATTGTCGATGCTGACTTTAACTTAGTGAAGGATGCCAAGGTGTATTATGACCTCCCCCTACGCATGGAAGTCATAGACCCACTGCAGATTTATTTAGTTCCCGGGGGAGCAAAGCGTTGGTTAGCTGTGGCTCGAAAGGAAGAGATGTCTGTCTATGATGCGGAGAACTTATATCAGGTGGAACTCGACGCATATAAGGGGCGGTCGCAGTCAGAAAAGAAAGACATGTCTGGTCACTTCATGGATTATTGGGAATTAGCGTATGAGTTGGTTCCGGATGGAGCCACTGATTATGAGGGTATGGATAATCCCGAGGAAGATGTAGAGGATACTCCTATGCGGAAACATCTGGTAGTTCGTAACGCCATGGTGTTCGGCAATGAGTTCCTACGCCCTCTGCGGATAATGGATGGATATGGTGATTTACCATATACACTTTCATTCTATAATCCGGCATCCCGTAATAAGAGTGAACAGTGGCATAGCATCATGAGTCCCCTCGAGAATCCTGTCTCCGAACTGGAAGACACCACGAACATGCGTAAGCGTCTGATGACTATGTATTCAGGGCTACCATTGGTGGCTCGTTCTCGTGCTGGCAAGACGATTACGATCGATAAGAAGATCGGTACGGTAATTAATTTACGTGAGGGAGAGGATCTTGGTTTCCCTGAATGGCGTGGTACTCCGCCAGACATGGATAAGCATCTCGAGTTTTCACGCAGTCGTATTCAGCAATCTGGTTTCAGTGACGTGATGTACGGTGAGGGCAACAGTGGTTCCTCTGGATACGGACTGTCCCTATTAACTGACCAGAACCGGATTCGTCTGGTTCCTGCCTTGTCGCATCTCGAGAAGATGTGGACATGGGCGGCACGTAAATGGGTGAAACTCTGTAATGAATTTATTCCGAATGACTTCCTTGAATTATATGGACACTCGAATGGAGAAGACTTCGCTGAAGTGATCAAGGGCGGAGATCTTTCTGCATACACGATTCGTTGTAAGATTAAGCCAGAGTTCCCGAACGAGAAAGTTCGCAATCACGCTATGGCTACTCAGGTCTCAGGTATCTTGCCTCCTCAGATTATTATGGAAGAATACTTGGACATTCATCAGCCCGATGATGCACGTAGACTTAAGATTCAGGAAAGTGTCGAAAATAATCCTATCATGGTCAACATCGCCATTATGAGGGAACTAAAGAAACGTGCAGATGCCAACGATGAGGTCGCTGCCATGAGTTACAAGATCATGCAACAGCAATTTATGCAACAGTTTGGTACTGCATTCGCCGCAGGAGGAGGAAAGGTAACCCCACCTTCGCCTAATCCTGAACAACTGATGGGTACCCAAAGTGCGGATGGACAGCCTGACGAGCCGGGATACAACGGTAAAACGGAACTCGAGGCTATCCAGAGATCAGCAACCGCAGCCCCGAGTATGGTACAAGGAGATGTGAACGGTGTCTGATAACTTACAGAAAGCAGTGTCTGGAGCCTTTCAGAATTTTGATAAGGCGATGGGTAACTCCCCGGACGAGGATGTCAGGCTATATGAAAGCCTGAGTCAGAATGACTTTGTGAACATTGCCAAGGAATATGGAGCCGATGGGGTAGCGGACTATATCCAGACAATGGAAACAAGGAGAATGAAAGAAGGAAGGTAAATTATGCCATTACCATCGAAATATGTACGAACAACTGACGGAGGCGGAGGCGGATCTATTGATTGGACTCCGTGGGGAACGGACGGGAATCTGAAGGGTCTTCCGTCCACGGTTCCGAGTGGAGGGAGAAGTGGATCACCTCTTCAGATAACTCCTCCATTAACCGGAGGAGAGGATCCTCTGAAAAAATTAATCAGCCAATACGTTAATGCAGAGGCAGGGACGTTCTCTCTGCCTCAGATGACTATGATGCCCGGATTCGATCTTTCTTCCGAAAGAACATCTGGATTGTTTGATTTGGGGGGAATGGCTGATCCATGGGCTAACCCTCGTATGAACATAGGAGATAACACATTTTATGCCGGGAAGTGGTATTCGCCAGATGAACTGAACGCTGTCATTGATCAAGCCCTAACTGAAATGGGAGGCGGTGGTAACGATGGTGGAGGCGGAGGAGGAGGCGGAGGAGGAGGAGGAGGTGGAGGCGGTTCATGGGGAGGAGGAGGCGGAGGCGGAACTGTTGGAGGTAATGTTACATGGTCAGAAGGGTACCAAGTCGATGGTGCACCAGAATGGTGGCGTGGACTGGTTCCGAGTGCGTACACTCCTAACTCTGAATACGTAGCCTTGTATAATGCAATGATCCCGTATATGTCACCTGAGGATCAGCGTACAGCAGGTCAGTATCTGTATAGTGTTATCGGGCAACAGACAA